ATGTCGCATCGGGCGTGGTGGTCCAAGTGGCAACGGTAAGTGTGTCTCCAGTATTGGCCGTGATGGTGCGGATTTGGCCAGCACCAGTTCCGGCAGTGATGCGGACCTGACTATTAATCCATTGCGAAGCAGTCCATGTTTTGCCGGTCTGCGTCAGCGTCGTGGCCGTGGCCGAGGTCGCGGTGCCGGTGGCAAAATTCTTGAACGCGCCGTCAACGACGGACGGTGTGGCGATCAGCTTGGCGTCCGTGCCAAAGGCAATGGGCATGTTTGCCAGCGTGGTCCAAGTGTTTGTCGCATAGTCATACTTGCGAAAAGAAGCCGCCGCAGTTGAGCCGTTGCCCGCGACATACCAAGTCGGCGTCAGCAAGCGGTAAACCGTCGATGCCGAGAAGGCCGACGCCTGCGTCGCCACGGTAATGACCGCGTTAGTGGCGACAGTGTTGCTCACGATATCCAGCACGGCCCCGGCATTCGGACCCGCGAGGATTTGAACCTTGTAGCCGCGCAGATCGCGGGCAAGCGTCTGGTTGGTGATGATGGTCGATGTCGTGCCGCCCGTCGCGGTCAAGGAAGATGCCGCCGTCGCCGTGCCGATGCTCCAAGCAGCCGCTGTTGCCGAAAGGCCAGCGCCAACCGCCGCTGCAAGCGCAGGGTTGGGTATCAGGACCCATCCATCCTCTGCGGGATTGTAGATGTACGCCTCGGTAATGGAGCGAATAAAAAGCTGTTGCTGCCGAAAATGTCGGGAGGATGAAATCAGCATTCCCCCGCCATTTATGTTCGGCGCAGGGGCGCAAAATTCCCACCGCTTGAGGTCGAGGATTTTGCGATTCCCATTGGTCGTCGGCATATCAGGTCACCGTAATGTTGCGTCGAGATGAATCCGCCGCCATACGCATCAGCGCCGGGATTTGATCCTGCGCGGCGAAGCCGCCAATTTGGGATTGGTTTGCGACAGCACTCACCGTCGTGACCGTGCCAACCGTCGTGACCGTGCCAACCGTCGTGACAGCCGCCAGCGTCAGAGACGCGCTGATCGCGTCCAGTGCCACGCGCAGGCGCATCGCCGTGTCCGGCATGGCTTGCCCAAGTCCGCTGCGCGTCAACGACTGCACGGCCATGCGCAGGGCTTCAAGTGATTCGATCAGTTCACCATAACCTGCAACCGGGAGCGGGTTTTCTGGACCCACATCAAGCGCCGTTTTGCTGTCGTCCGCGCCGCTAAAGGTCGCAATGCCGACGGTCTGGACGTTTGCGTTTTCGCCGGAATACGCGACTTCGCGGGTTGCGACTTTAGAGCCGCTGCCCGGTGTGTAGCCTAAGTTGTCAGCCATGTTTCAGCCCTTTTTTTTATGGCGCCGGGATGCCGATGTCGAAGGCACCCAGCGTGAAGGTGTTGCCGCTGGTGACGATCTGGCTGACCGAGAGGCTTCCCGCCGCGAGCAGGCGCGAATTGACGGTGTCCACCAGCGCCCAGTGCGATGCGATGCCGCTGGCGGTGACGCTGCCGTCAGTGATGGCCGACACGGTCACGCGCCGCCCGGACGGCGTGCGAGCCGCCGGCGCGCCGACGCTGGGTGAGGTTTTTTCACCCAGCGCAAAGGTGGCATTGGCTTGCGTAAAAGTCGATGGCTCGGCGTTGCAGATGGTGAGCTTGTTGGCCTCGGTGTCAAGCACTGTGAGTCCGTTGTCGAGCACGCGGTCGTTCAGAGAAGGCATACCTAGATCTCCAGCCGGTCGACCGGCTCGCTCCCGATCGGGTTGTTGTTCGCATCGAACACGGTGCGCCGCGGCTTGTTGACCTCACCTGCGACTTGGCGCAGGCCGTTTTCAATGGCGCCGAGGCTGTCTTCGATGTTGTCGCTCATCGCTTTCACGGCAACCGCTTGCTGGTTGATCGATTCAGCCACAGCGCGCAGGTCGTCGACCTCGACGGTGTGCGTGATCGCATCCGGCACGCTGACCGGCACGGTGACGCTGGGCGCCGGCGCGGGCGCGGCGTCGCGCTCGAGCAGCTTGGCCACGGCCGCGAGCAGCGCGCGGCTGATGCGGCGGTCTTCGGCGGCCTGGGCCTCGGCTTCGTCGGCGTCGTCGTCGTTGCTGTCGTCGCCGCTGGCATCGGCCGGCGGGGTGGCCGGGGCCGGGGTGGTGCCGGTGGGCAGGCCCGCGGCTTGCAGCAGGGCTTGCTCTTGGCCCAGCTCGTCGACGATGTCTTCGAACTCGCGGCCCTGGCTGGCGGCGGCGGCGGTGCGGCTGTTGATGCCGAGGGCGATTTCGTCGCGGATGGCGGCGATTTCCTTGGCCGGGTCCACCCAGGACCAGGTGCGCGGCTGGAAGCGTGCGGCGTCGGTGAACTTCTGCAGCTTGTCGGCCGGCAGGGCCTTGCCGGTTTCGGGGAAGCGGATCTCGCCGCGCAGCAGCGCGGACTCGAGCCAGGCGCGATACACCGGGAAGGCGACGCGCTGCACCCACCAGCCCTGCAGCGTTTTCCAGGCGTCGCGCTCGCCCAGCTCGGCGATGCGGGCGCTGGAGTAGTTGACCTCGGTCATGTCGCCGGTGAGGTTGTGCGCGGCGACATCGAGGCCAGCGGCAACACCGCGGAAGCAGGCCTTCAGGAAGCTGTCGAAATTCTGATGCGGATAGTCCGGGTCCCAGCTTTCGAGCTTGTAGCCGGGCGGCAGGTTGATGAACTCGCCGGCCTCGGCGCTCATTTGCGGCACGCCGCTGGCGCTGACGCCGTCGGCAATGCCGGCGAGGGCGTTGGGCGCGTCTTCATTGCGGGTGAAGACGCCCATCTTGGCGGCGCCGACGCGGGCGGCGACGACCGCGGCCTCTTCGTAGGCGTGCAGCATGTTCATGCGCAGCAGTACGGCGTGCAGCCAGGTGGCGCCGCGCACCTGCTCGGCACGCTCGACCAAGAAGGGGTGCAGCAGCTCCGAGGCGGCGACGCGCTGGGTGGTGTTGGTACCGTTGTCGCGCGGATCGCCGGGATGGCGGCTTTTGACGTAGATGGCCACCGGCTGCAGCAGGCTGTTGACTTCGACGCCCATGCGCACGACGTTGCCGTTGCGCAGGGTGGTGTTGATGTCGCTGTCGATGCGGTCGGCCTCGAGGATCTGCAGGCCGATGCCGTGGGTGAGGCTGCTGTTGCGCACGATGCGGATGAGGCTTTCGCCGTCACGCGCGACGGCCTTGATGGCGACGCGCTGCAGGGCGGCGAAGTCCATGAGGCCGCGCACGTCGGCGCTTTTGCACCACTGCGCCCAGGCCATCTCGACGGCGTCGTTGGCGGTCTTGTCGAGCGCCTTGCTGACGGTGTAGGCGCGCACCTGCAGCACCGGGCCGGCGTGGCCGATGACGTTGTTGGCCACCAGGCTCAAGAAGCGGCGGCCGTGTTCGTTGTTGGCGCAGAGCTGCCGCGCACGGGCGCGCAGGATGCTGAGGTTGCCGTCGAGGTCGGCGTTGATGGAGCCGGACCACTGCGCCAGCGATTGCGTGAGGCGGTTGACGCCGGCCCCGGCAAAGCCGGCGCTGGTGACGCCGGCGAGGCCGGACCACCATTCGCGCTTCATGTCGGCGCGGCCGCGCGCGGCAATGAGGCGTTCGCGCTGGCGCTGCTCATTCCACTCGCGCAGCACGCGGCTGCCGGGCTCGGGGTTTTTCAGCACGCGGGCGTCCCTCACATGCGCACCTGGATGTGGCCGCCGACGCCGCGGCCGTTGCGGATGGCTTCGGCGTTGCGTTCAGCCGCGACGCGGGTTTCGTAGAAGTTGAGCAGCTTGAGCAGGTCGGCGATCGGCGTACGTTTGAGGCTGCGGCCGGCGATGGTGTATTCCTCCTGGTCGCGGCTGGCACGGCCTTCGATCACGGCCTTGATGGCGTCGAGCGCTTTTTCGCTGTGGGTGCGCTGGTCGCTGGCGGCGGTGGCGCTGCCGCTGAACAGGTTGGGCAGCACGTCGAGGCTGCCGTTGTCGACGGTGAACTTGCGGCCGTCGCCGTGGCTGACCTGGGCGACCCAGGCGTAGGTGCCGGCGCCGCTGGCGTAGGCCGCGGTGGTGGCGGCGGTGACGTTGACGGCGAAGTTGCTGCCGTCGGCGCTGGCGATGATTTCAAAGCCGCCGGCGGCGTTTTTGAAGCGGTAGGTCAGCGTCCACGTCGGCGCCGGGTAGTCGCCAGCGAGATCCTCGCGCCGCCATTGCCAGGTATCGCCGAGGCGCAGCTGCGCCGGCTCGTTGGTCGGGATGTCGGGCATCGATCACCAGCGTTTGACAAAGCCGGGCCGGCGCGGGGCGCTCGGCGCGGCGGGTTGCGGGGCCGGCGGTGCAGGCGTCTGCACAGCGGGCGCATCGGGTGCTGCAGCGGCCGCGGCTTCGGGGGCGGCGGCGGTAAACAGGTCGGGCAGCCACGCCTGGGCAATCCGTTCCCAGGCGGCGGCGGTGAGCAGCGGGATGCCGGCGTAGTGCGCGGCAGCCAGGCAATACACCTCGAGATCCAGCGCTTCGTTTCGGCGGCTTGCCGACTTGACCCATTCGAGCTTGGCGCGGCCGCGGTGGTAGCGGGTGACTAGGCGCTCGGCGGTGAGCTGATCGTAATACTCGGCCGGCAGAGCGGCGCTGAAGTGCATGCAGCCGGGGCCGACTTCGGCGATCCGCAGCCGGGTGTAGATCAGCGCCTTGGCGGTGTCGGTGCCGATCGGCCAGACCTGCACGCCACGCTTGAGCCGGGTGCCGCGCCAGTTGACATCCATTTCGCTGGGCTTGCCGAGCACGGCGCGCCCGCTTTGCGAGGCGCCCTTGATCGCCAGCACATGCACCTGCTCGCTGCCGCTGTTATTGCTGCCGCCCTCGCCGCCCACCGGCACGAAGCGGTGGCTGCGGCAGAAGGCATACACGTCCTGCGTGTGGTGGCCGCCGGAGTCGATGGCCACAGCCAGGGCGTGCATGTCGCGGCCGCTGGCGTGGCGATACGGCTGCTTGATCCACTCGAGCAGGCGGTTGTCGACGCCGTTGAGCAGGTCGCGTGGTTCCCCGTGAAACACTTGATAATCGACCACCCAGCTCTGCTCGCCCGGGCCCCAGGCCTTGGCCTTGACCTCGATGCGGTTGCCCTGCACGTCGGCGGCGCCGGTGATGCGGTAGGCGTCCTGCGGCACGGTGCGCAGCGCATACGACTCGGCGCGGGCCTGCAGGCTGCCGACCTCGACGCGCTCGCCGTCGTCTTCCCAGGTCTCGGCCAGCGCCGTGTTAATGAAGACCTTGAGCAGCGCGGTGTCGCCGGCGTCGGCCTTGGTCTTGGCCTGCAAAAACTGCACCGCCAAGCTGCCCCAGGACTCCCAGCCCAGCGGCGAATACAGGCTGGACAGGTGGTAGCCCTTGACTTTGCCGCCGGTGGCGCCGGGGTTGTCGCAGATCCACACGCCGCGGGCCAGCATCTGGGTCTTGTGGTGCTCGGCGATTTCGACGCCGCACTCTTCGCAGGCATACACGGCGAGCTCGGGCTGGTCCTTGGGCCAGCGCACATTGCTCCACTTCAGCCACTGGAAGTGCCCGCAGTCCGGGCACGGCACATGGTACCGATGCCGCTCGGCCGCCTGGTAGGCGTTCTCGATCTTCGACCAGTCCTTCAGCGTCGGCGTCGAGCACTTGAACACCTTGCGCCGCGCGAAGGTGCTGGTGCGCTTGATCGCCAGGGCGACAGGGTCGCCCTCTTCGTCCACGTCCGACGGGTAGGCGTCCACCTCGTCGAGAAACAAAAACCGCACCGGCATCGAGCGCAGATCCGCCGCGCTGTTCGCGCCGGCAATCACCAGCACGCCACCGCCGAAGTCCTTCATCAGCGTCGTGTTGCCGCTGTCGCGCGTGCGCGATTCCTGCACCTTGTCCGCGATCGCCGGCGTGTCCGCGATCATCGGCGCGATGCGCTGCTTGCTGAAGCGCTTCGCGGCCTGCGTCGTCGGCTGCACCATCATCACCGGCGCGGGTTCGATGTCGATCACGTAGCCCAACCAGTTGAGGCCGCACTCGGTGCCGCCCACCTGCGCGCCCTTGATGAAGATGATCTCTTCAACCGGCGACATCGCCGACAGCGCGTCCATGATCTCGCGCAGATACGGCGTGCGATCAGTCCGCCAGGGCCCCTTCTCCGCCGACGACTTCGACGACAACACCCGCCGCGCATCCGCCCACTCGCTGACGGTCATCGCCGGCGGCGGCTCCCACCCCGACGACCAGGCGTCGGCGATCAGCTGCTCCGCGTCGAGCATCAGTGTGGCCGCTGCGATGAGCCGCTTGCAGCACCCCCTTCAACCAGTCCACCAGCCGCAGCACCCGTAGCACCCGCGGCACCCGCACCCGCGGCGGTACCATTGCCGCCGGCCGCATCACCGCCAGCGATCTGCGCACACACCGCGCGGATCTCCGCCGCCAGGATGTCCTGCACCTTCGCCGAATCTGTCTCCGCCGCCAGCTGCGCCCCGATCCGCGACGGTATCGCCATCAAGGCGTCGCGCGCGATCCGCGCCCTTGCCATCGTGGCCTTGTGCACCGCGCCGGCATCGACCAGCTTGCCGTGTTTTTCAGCCAGCTCCAGCTCGAGCAGCTGCGCCCGCAACCGCTCGCTGGTTTCCTTGGCCTCCCACAAGCCCCGTCCGCCGCCCTTGCCTTCGCCATCGCCGGCGGCCCGGCCATCACCGCCAGCGGCACCCGACGATCCTGCACCAGCCCCTGCGGCAGGGGCCGTGCCACCGGCCGCGCCTAACATGGACCCGCTCGCCACCGCCCCGCTCATCTGGCCGCGCATCGACTGCTCGGGGTCCGTGTGCCGCGCCAGCTGGATGCGCGCCACCTCGACATCCACCTTGCCGTCAATCAGCCGCACGTTGCCCCGCTTGACGTGGTGCTGCAGGGTCGACAGAGCCATGCCCAGCTCTCGCGCCCCTTTTCGTTGACTGACCAGCTCTGCCATCACATCACCTTGACCGAGACTGACCGAACCATTGACCGAGCCTAAGCATCTCTGGCACTAGGCAAAAATCGCGGTCGTTTCGCACCCGCATTTCAAGCTGGTGGAAGGACCCGCGCTAATAAAAACGGCCGACGCTGATGTCAGCGCCGGCCGTCAACCGAGCGATGCCCGGACACCTTCAAGGGAGGACACCGCGCATTGCCAGGGAAGAGGTCTGGTTTTTCGTGGTGTGACACGTATGCGCAGTGTAAGGCGAAGTGTAGGTCAAAGTGTCAAAAGCTCAATCATCCAAACCTATGCGGCCTGGTTGGCGATTGCGGTGGTGCTGGTAAGGGTGACGCCATGACCGGCGACGGCGCTGCCGTGGCGGGTGCGGCGGGCATACCAGGCCGAGGCGAAAAGCTGGTGGGCTTCGTGCAGTCTGGCCTTGTAGGTGTTGAGGCTGCAGTTGCAGCGCTTGGCATTGACCCGGTCGGCGACGTTGGTCCAGAGGTAATTCATCCGCAGCGGTTGCTGGTAACGCATGGACATGCCGGCAATCACAGCATCCGCATCTTCAGCCTCGCCGCTGAGGATAGGGATCTGGCTGCCGGCTCTGGGGCCCGGCTGCTCGAGGTTGTATGCGGGATAAGGTGAACGGCTGCTGCCGCCATCTGCCACCACCCAGCGCGCCCAGTTTTCCAGCATGCGCACGATGTCCACCGGCCATTGCGTGTTGTTCATCGACGAGCCCTCATCAGGGTTTGAATGTGCAGGCGACGGGCCTGCGTGTAGAAGCGATCGCGCGGTGCATGCGTCTGCACACGGCACAGGGTTTGCGGCAACGTGGTCGAAACCACGGCCAGGGCCGGGGTGATCACCCGCTGCTCGAGGATCTCGGCGGGGTCGCGGTAGTAATGCGCCGGGAGGATGCGGGGAAAACGCAGGCCGCTCATCGTTGCCGGCCCTCAATCCGTCCCATTGTCCCAATCCGTCCCAGAGAATGGGGTGTGATTCCGCGCGCCTGCGTGCGCGCGCGCGTACGTGCGCACACACGGGCGCGAGGGAAAAACGCGAAAGTCTGGGACGTTGGGACGGCGCTGCGCTGCTGGCCTTGATTTTTCAGGGTTTTTCCATCCGTCCCAAGGACGGATTCAATGGGACGGCTTAGGACGGCTTGGGACGGATTTACGCGCGCCGCGCCAGCGTCGGCCGCAAAATCCTGCCCGAAGCCCTGCTTAAGCGCCGGCATCATGGCTCCGCCCTCCATTCCTTGAGCGTCTTGCCCGGGCGCACGTAATGCCACAGCCGATCGCCGGCAGCCTCGCGCTCCCTCTCCCAGCCGATGGCCGCCATGATCCGCCCCACCCGCCGCTGCTCGGCCGGGGTCATCTTCGCCGGCTCCATGCCCAGGGCGCGGTGCATGATCTGATCCAGCCGCACCACGTTGATCGGGCCGTCGGTCTCGTTGGGATTGGCCAGCCAGCGCTTGATGCGCGCCTCGTAGGCATCACCAAAGGCCCGGGCTTCCTGCTCGCCCTCATACAGCGCCTGTTCGCTCGCGCGCACCCAAAACTCAAAGCCGGCGTTGAACTGATGCAGCGCCTCGGCCCACAGCTGGTCGCGGTCCTTGGCCAGGTCATCGAGCTGCATCACGCCCTTGCCTGCGGCCACCTTCACCGGCCAGTAACGCCGGTTGCCCGTGTCGTCGCTGAAGTAGGTGGAATGATTCACCGACCCCGCGAAGACGCAGGTGCGCTGAATCGTCACCGGCTTTCGCCCGTAGGGGTTGCGGTATTTGTCCTCCGAGCGCGTAAAAAACGCCTTGCTGCGCGAGGCCTCGGCCCGACCGAAGCTGTCCAGCTCGGCGAGCTCGACGCCCCACATCCCGCGCATGATCTGGTAGCCGTCGGTGCTCCCGATCTCGAACGCCGCATCCGTGAACCATGGCTGAAACAGCAGCTTGAGCGCCGTGGACTTGCCCACGCCCTGCAGCCCCTCGAGGATCAGCACGTTGTCCATCTTGCAGCCCGGGCGCATGGCGCGCGCCACCGCACCCACCAGCCACTTCGCGCCCACCGCCTCGGCATACGGCGTCGGCTCCGCCCCCAGGTAGGCAAACAGCCAGCGCCCAATGCGCGGCTCGCCGTCCCACTTGAGCTCCTGCAGATAATCGCGGACTTCGTGATAACGGCAATCGTCCGCCACCAGCAACACCGCCTTCGACAACGCATCGCTCGACAATCGGCGCAGCTGGTAAGTCACCGCCAGCCAATGCTCCAGGCGCGCATCATCAATGTCGAGCCACTCACCGCGCTCCCCGCGCTCGAACGGCGGCGGCTTCAGCTTCATCACCCGCCCGCCCATTTCATCGAAGCCGATCACGCCGGCCCACCGTGTATCGTTGCGCAGGATGCTGACCACGTTATCCAGCACCGGCAGCAGCACACCCTTGTCGCTATACGCGAGCCGCTGCTCCCAATCCGTTTTGTCAACGATCGAGAACACATTGCCCGCGTGCGTGGTTTCATTGGCTTGACTCAAGCGCCGCCCCGGAAGACTGCACACTCACCGACCGGCCCAGATCCGCCAGCCACCCGTCACACGCCGCCGACTGCAGCGCCGCGCGCGCATCACTCCACCAGCACGGCCAATTCATGCGGCCGCCTTCGGCCCGCCGGCAAGCCCACGCCAGCATGCCCAGATCCTCATCCACCCACGCGCGATCGCGCACATGCCGCACCTCGACATACGCCCGCGCATCCACCAACTCCCCCGCCAGCTCAAAAAAATCACCGAACTCCCCCGTCTCCACATTGCACCCGGCCACCGCCGCGGCGCGATCGATCAGCACCACCTTCACCCCGGCCACCATCCGCCAGTCAAAGCGCCCCGGCACAAACTGCCGCGGCCTCACCGCCAAAAACGGCCGCTGCGCCCCGCGCCAGTCCTCGCCGAAGACCACCCACACCTCATGCGGATGACGCCCCTGGCGACGCGCCTGCAGCAGCCCCCGCCCGAACGGCGGCAACTGGCGGCGCAGTGTCAGATCAAGCGCGGCGTCCACGCATCCGCCCCAACACGCGCGTCGGCGCGTTGAACACCCACATCACCGCCCCCAGCGTGAACCCCACCACCACGCAGCCGAGCAGAAATACCCCGGACAGCACCAGCACCGCGCCCAGGCGAATGCCGTGCAGGATCTGGCGCACGGTCAGGCTCGATTTACCGGCCATCCCGCCTCCCGCGCCGCATCGGCCCACAACCGGCGCGCCGCGGCATCCCCGCGACGGCCAGCCACCGAAGCCGCACCGCCCTCACCCTCAGCACCGAAGCAAAAGCGCAACGCCCACCGCCGACCGCGCGCGATGCAGTAGCGCACCTCGCAGGCATGACGATGCGCTTCCGACCAGGTAAATGGCACCGGCTCCGCCACACGCGGTGGCGGCTCAGGCTCGCGCACAGGCGCGGCGGCAAACAGGTCACCATGAAACATTCCACCACCGGAACCCCGTCGCATAAGGCGCCGGCGTTGCCGTGCCGTCTGGCGAACGCGTCGCCGGCCTCACCGGCGGCGCCTCATCCTCCGCATCCTCATCAGCAACCCTTGGCAGCGCATACAACTGCGCCGGACGGCCACCGGCGCGCAACGCATCCTCTCGCACCGCCTTGGCAAACCCCGCCACCCGCAGCGCGCCGGATTCCTCCAGCCGCCGCACCGTGGTCTTCACCGTATGAATATCCCGCCCCAGCGCCAGCGCACAATCGCGCACCGTCGACGGCCCGCGCGCCATGAACGCCAACACCTGGCGCTCCAGCTCACCGCGACCGAGACGACCAAAACGCGCGCCGGATGGCATCAATCCCCCTCCAGCTTCAACGCCGCCGCATCCAGCGGATGCGTGCCATCGCGTTTCGGCGGAAGGGTGCTGTACAGCGCATTCAGCGCCTGGCGAAGACAGCGCCGCTTGTCCGGGCCGGACTGGCGGGCGGCCACACGGCGCGCCCAGCGACGGGCCTGCCGCAACTTCGCATCGCGGCCCGCCACCATCACCCCACCGCCTTTAACGGCGACGACATCAGACGATCCAGCCGCTCCGCGATCTGCCGCGACGCCCGCACCGCCTCGATGAAATCCCGCTCCAGCCGCGCCCGCTCATCCAGCGGGTCCATCGGACGGCCCGGCTCATAACCCAGCTCGATGTCCAACCACTGCTTCGCGCTGTGGAACCCCGCCTCCCGCGACTGCTTCAGCAGGTAGAACACCTGCTCCGGGGTCAGCCGTTCCTTGCGCTCAGTGTTCAGGCAGGCCAGCAACTGCTGCTGCGCCTGCTCCACCGTCTTTTCCGGCCAGAGCTGCGGGCCGACCCGCTTGGCACCGCCGAGGGACTTCACCACCTCCCGCAGCGCGTCGTTAAAGTCCTCAAAATGCAGCCGCTCTTGCACGATTCCACCCCCTTACAAAAAATATGGAACGGTTTGGAATGACATCCGCCGGACAAAAAAATAGACTGGCGCCATCACATCAACACGGAGACCACCATGCTCAAGACCGCACTGATCGCCGCCCTGCTGCTGCTCACGGGCTGCGCCACCACGCTCGAACAAGCCAAAGACACCGAGCCCCACAAGTTCGCCTCCAAAAACGGCCCGCAAGAGGCCGTGACCTGCATCGCACGGCAGGCCGAGGCTTTTTCGGGCGTGTTTTTCGGGAGGGTTGAACCGAGCGGCCAAACAGGCGGCTGGCGCGGCATCGTCAGGCACAACGAATCGGGCGTTTCGGTCGTTGCAGAAGCCATGCCGACCAGCCAGGGCAGCAGCATCACCCTCTGGCTGTCGCGTCAACATTTCATGCTGCGCGACATGCTGATCAAAAAAATCACGGCAGGCTGCTGATGTCACCGAACACCCCCACCCGCGCTCAAGCGCTCAGCCTCTTGCCGGTCGAGCAGGCGGAGGTGACGCGCCAGGCGCTCGCAGGAAGACACGCCCGGGTCTTTAATCTCGCGGCGGGCGATCTTGCCGATGGTGGGGTACGGCACGCCCGTCTCGCGGGCAATGGCCGGCCAGGTTTTTTTCCGCTTCAGCAGCCCTGAAACGACGAAATCATGCAGAGAGTTATCCATAACGGCGCTGATTCTGTTCCATTTATGGAACTCATGTCAACCCACTTATGGAACAAAGCCGGCGCTATAGTCGCAAGAATGGATGCGCGACAAATTTTGGCCCGCAATATCAGGGGTTTAATGGCACAAAACCCTGACCTCGACTCGGCCCGAAAAATTGCCGCACGCTGCAGCAGCCCCGAACGCAAGATCGGCCACAACACCATCGAGCGCATGATCTCCCCGGAAAAATCCGAGGTGCAGCCACGGCTCGACACAATTGTTGCCGTCGCCAGGGCCTTCAAGCTCACGCCCGACCAGCTGCTCAGCGCCGCGCTGGACCCTGAACGCCCCCATGAAAGCGTGCCGCCAGCCAGCATCATCCAGATGGCTCGCAGACTCTGGTCGCAACGGCATCTGCTGTTTGACATCCTTGGGCCTGACGCCATTTCCGACGAGCAAATGCAAGCGCTCGGCTGGACCAGCAAAACCGCACCCCAAAGCGGTGCCGCAGTGCATCAAGAGCCCCCCGGCTACCAAGCCCCGCCCCGACAAACCAAAATGCGGCTGTAGCCATGCTGTGGTTACTGCACTTGGCGGCAATGATCTTTTACCTGCCCGCGCTGTTTGTCACGATCCCGCTGCACATCATTGTCGCGGTACTGGAGCAGCGAAAAGACCCCGCGCAGCCTACCCCAGACACCCACGTCCGCTGCCCGGACTGCCGCGAGGTGGTGCGCAAAGACGCCCGGATCTGCAAACACTGCCGGACTCAACTCACACCGCAAGCCTGACCGCATACCAACAACCCGCTCGGGTTGTTCCATATATGGGTTGACAACTGTTCCATTAATGGGGCATCCTGCCGTCCGTCACCACACGGAGGGCACCATGTCACCCCAGCAACACCCCACCGAAGCATCCCCCGGCACCTACCGCATCGAATACTGGCGCGGACTGTCCATCCGCCTGCACAGCGTCCCCGCCGCCACCGGCATCGCACCCGAAATCGTCGCCCGCCGCTGCACCCCTGAGCAGGCGAGCTACTTCCCCACCCTCGAAGCCGCCATGGCCGCGGCTGATCGCTTCCTGCCCGGCGAAGCGCTGGCTTTTGTGCGGGGGCCCGCATGATACCCACCGCCGTCGAACGCTTCGAAGCCGGCGAGCGCCTCTTCACCATCGCCGACATCCAGGCCCTGCAGGCGCACATGGAAAACGTCATCGCCGCGCTGATCCAGAAATTCGAGCGCCAGGCGCCGGGCTGCGTCATGCGTGAAATCCGCCTCGTCCGCATGACTGAGGACAACGGCAAGCTGATGCTGATTGCCGTCTCCGCCCCCATCGAAATCGACTGACATGCGCGCCGCCATCCTCGCCGAGTTTGTCGTGTATGCCATCTACGCGATCGCCGCCATTGCCCTCGGCACCGTCTTGGGTCTGGCCTTCGCAGCCCTTGCCCGCTGGGTATTCCCATGACCATCCCCCCTCGCTTCGGCCTGCACGAACGCGTCGAGACCCCGCGCCACGGCGTCGGCCGCATCGTCACCGTCTGGCCGCGGCGCGGCTGCACCACGCAATACAGCGTTGCCGTCGACGGCAAAGTCACCGCCATCGTCTTCGACGAAAAAGAACTCCGCGCCGCCGCGCCCGCGATCGCCAACCCGGTCTACTGCCACGACTGCGCCCACAGCAAGATCAGCCACTTCGCCCCCAACACCGTGCGCTGCGCCATCTACCGCTGCGCCAAAGCCGCCGCCAGCCCGCGCGAATGCCGCGCCTGGCGCGCCCGGGAGACCGCCGCATGATCACCGCCCCGCCCGTCACCGACCACACCCTCGCCGTCATCGCCCTGCTCATGGTCATCGGCGGCGCGTTCATCGGCGCCATCCTCGCCCTGAGCGGCCACACCCGCAGCAGCAACTGGCTCTACGCCGGCAGCTTCGCCCTGCTCACCTTGGCCCTGCTCGGCATCATCGACGACCGCGACCAGCGCATCGCCGCCGCCGAGCAGGGCCGCATCGTCCTCAACCTCAACGACCACTGCCCGCCCCGCAGCGACGGACTCAGCGACCTGGTCGTCATGACCCTATCCACCCAGGCCGACCACGGCCCCGAACTCACCAGCTGCGCCCGCATCGCCGAGCGCGGCATCACACGGAGACCCACGCCATGACCAAAGCCAATCAACTGCGCCAGAAGCTCGTCGCCAGCAACAACCGCATGCCCTACGCCCAGGCCGTCGCCATCATGGGCTCGCGCAGCAACATGGGCAACATGATCAAAACCGGCGAAATCAGCCTCGAAGGCGAAGGCGACGACCGCGAAGTCGTGCTCGACCCCGGCTTCCGCAGCAGCCGCCAACTGCCCATCAAGCGCAAACGCAAAGCCCGCCGCAAAACCGCCCGCCGCGCCACCGGCAAACCGCGCAGCCTCAAAGCCATCGCCGAGCGCCTGGCCACCACCCCGCCCCTGCGCAACCTCGCCCTCGACAACCTCTTCGCCACCGCCGACCACCTGATCGGCACCCTGCAGCGCGAAGTCGAAGGCCTCGACAAAAACCCCAACCTCGCCGCCGCAATGCAGCTCCACTGCAACGCCGTGCAGATTGCGAGGGCGGCGTGATTCTCGCCATCAACCACGTCAGCGAAGAGCTGCTCGAACAGCGCCTCGCCACGGGCAAATACCGCTACGACCCCGACCTCGGCCTCGAAAAGCGCTGCAGCGCCTGCAAGGAATACCTGCCCGCCGACAGCGAATTTTTCTTCGCCGGCCGCGACCGCGACGGCCTCCACTGCCAGTGCAAAGTCTGCAACGACGAAAGCCGCCACCGCAGCGCAAGACTGCGGCGCCAACAACAGCAATCCGCCACCGCCTGACCACACACCCCGGGAGCCCACACCATGACCGCCACCCTGCAACTGCTGCCGCCTGACCGCATCGTCCCCAGCCACACCCAGGTGCAGACCCTGCGCCGCGCCCACCTCAACGAAGACCGCCTCACCGAGCTGGCCGAGAGCATCGCCATCAACGGCGTACTCCAGCCCATCCTCGTCCGTGTGGCGCCCACCGCCGACCACCTCCACCGCTACGAAATCGTCGCCGGCGAGCGCCGCTGGATCGCCGCCCAGCGCGCCGGCCTCGCGCAGATCCCCGCCATCGTGCGCGACATGACCGACACCGAAGTCCTCGAAGCCCAGATTGTCGAGAATCTCCAGCGCGAAGGGCTGCAGGCCCTCGAAGAGGCCGAAGGCTACGCCGAACTCATGCACGCCACCGGCTGCAACGCCGAGACGGTGGGTGAAAAAATCGGCAAGTCCCGCAGCTACGTCTACGCCCGCCTCAAGCTGCTCGACCTCATCCCCCAGGCCCGCGACGCCCTGCAGCGCGGCCAGCTCGACGCCAGCAAGGCCTTGGTGCTCGCCCGCATCCACGGCGAAAAAATGCAGGCGCGTGCACTCGAACTCGTCCTCGACGGCGAACACGACTACAGCTACCGCGACCTCATGGCACAGGTGAGCCGCGAAGCCATGATCGACCTCGACGACGCGCCCTGGCTGCCCGACCACGACCAGCTCACCGACACTAAAGGCCAGCCCTGCCGCAGCTGCACCGGCTGCCCCAGCCGCAGCCTCAGCGACCCCGCCCTCGCCGCCGAACTCGAAGGCCGCGACGTTTGCCTCGACGGCGAATGCTTCGACCTCAAGCGCAGCCTGCACTGGATCCGCACCCGCGCCGAACTCCAGGCCGCCGGCAAAACCCTCATCACCGGCAAGGACGCGAAGCCCTACCCCGTCCACGGCAGCTACCCCACCGTCAGCAACGGCTTCCTGCGCCTCGACGACACCGTCGACACCATCACCTTCCCCGAGCCCGAACCCGTCCGCAGCAAAAACGAACCCGACGACGCCTTCGAGGCGCGGGAGGACGCCTGGCAAGAACGCCTCGAGGCCTGGGAACCCCCCACCTACCTCAGCCTTATCGGCGAGCCCGAAGGCACGGTCTACGTCGAAACCGACGACGCCATCATCCCCTGCGCCCCGGTCGAGGCTGTCGCCAAGATCCTCAAGGCCAAAAAGATCAAGCTGCACTGGAGCATCGAAAACGCCCTCGCCCGCACCCGGCCGCAACAGCAGTCTGCCGCGCTCGCCGGCATGATCGAAGCCGAACGCCGCGAACAGGAAAAAGCCGAAGCCCAGGAACGCATCGAGCGCGAATACCGCGACCGCCTCATCCGCACCATCGCCGGCAAATACAAAGGCCCGCTCAAACAACCCGAACTCCAACACCTCGCCGAGATCCTGAGCGACTGGGACAGCTACGACCAGCTCGAAGGCCTTTTCGACCAGCCCATCGTCCGCATGAGCGAACCCGAGCTGCTGCGCTACGTGGTGCTGTGGCTGCTCTGCCGGGAGAACGAATGCACCGGAGACAAGCCCGACCTCACCCTCCAGATCGCCCAGCGCCTCAACATCGACCCCAAGAAAATCCGCGCCGAAGTCACCCAAGCCCTAAAACCCACGGCTGCGCCGGGCCAGGGCAAGGGCGGGAAGGGAGGCAGGAAATGAAACTTTTTCACATGTGCGACGAGGAAAGCTGGATCGGCCCGGATCTGGAAACCACCAAAACCGCTTGCGCCGCAGCCCGGAACAACGAGCCCTTTGCCACCGAAGATCTTGAGGATGCCCGCGAATACACCGAGGCCGAGCTCGACAGCATTTTGATTGACATCAGCGAAGACTTCGACGGCACCAAACGCATCACCGCCCGCGAGCTGCTTGCCAGTGAAATCGCTGAGGGCGGCGAATTCCCCCGGTTTGCCTTTGGGGTGGACTACTGACCATGCCCCAGCCCACCCTCCAAGACCAGATCGACTGCGTCAAACGCGAAATCGCCATGCGCGAACGCGTTTACCCCGGCTGGGTCGAACGCCGCCGCCTCAGCCAGGAACAAGCCGACCGCGAACTCACCCGCATGCGCGCCGTCCTCCGCACGCTCCAGGTCGTCCAACGCACGGTAAACGAAGGGGCTGCAACATCAACGAAGACATGACGACCCTCGACCTCCACCAAGCCGCCGCCCTGCTTCGCGCACACCCGGAAACCGTGCGCGCCGGCGCTGCGGCTGGTAGCATCCCCGGCGCCAAGGTCGGCCGCGCCTGGGTGTTCATCGAGGCCGACCTGCTCGACTACCTGCGCCAGCACTACAAGACCAAGGCCCCGACATGCGACTCTACAAACGCGGCAACACCTGGTGGGCAGATTTCGGACGCGGCCACCGCGAAAGCGCTCGCACGACAGACAAGGCCCAGGCCGAGCGCTGGGCGCAACGTCGTGCCGTTGAGCTTTGGGAATCGACCCAGCTCGGCATAAACCACCGCACCTGGCGCGAGGCCATGCTCGCCTACCTCGACGAACGCCAGCACCTGCGCAGCCTCAACGACACCAAGGACCGCCTGCGCTGGCTCGACGCCCGCCTCGGCAACACCGCCCTGCGCCAGATCACCGCACAGACCGCCGAAGACCTCATCGCCGAACTGCAGCGCGATCGCGCCCCGGCCACCGTCAACCGCTACATGGCCGCCTTCGGCGCCGTCCTCAACGTCGCCCGCCGCCGCGGCTGGATCGCCAGCGTCCCCGCCACCCGCAAACTCAAGGAACACAACCAGCGCATGCGCTGGATCACCCCCGAAGAAGCCGCCGCCCTGCTGCGCGAGCTGCCGCCCCACCTCAACGTCATGGCCGCCTTCACGCTCGCCACCGGCCTGCGTGCCAGCAACGTGCAGTATCTGCAATGGTCACAAGTCAGCCTCGAGCGGCGCGTCGCCTGGATCATGCCCGACGACTTCAAAACCGAACGCGCCCACAGCGTGCCCCTCAACGACGCCGCGATCACCGTCCTCAACAACCAGCGCGGCATCCATGCGCACTGGGTCTTCCCCTACGACGGCAAACCCGTCAACAAGGTCAGCACCCGCGCCTGGCACAACGCCTGCGACCGCGCCGGCCTCAAGGATCTCCACTGGCACGACCTGCGCCACACCTGGGCAAGCTGGCACGTCATGCGCGGCACACCGCTGCAGGTACTAAAGGAGCTGGGCGGCTGGGCATCACTCGACATGGTTCTGCGCTACGCACACCTCGCCCGCAGCCACATCGCCCACTACGCCGACGCACTGTGCGGCGACCGGGACAAAATCACGCACACCCCGAATCGACACACAAACAGCGCTGATGAAAACACCAGCAAAAACAAGGAATTGGTGGGGTGGCTGATGGGACTCGAACCCACGACAACCGGAATCACAAACCGCGCCGGGTTGAAGTGCGTTTGCAGGTTATTGATTTTAAAGGCGGATTTTCAGAACGAAACCGCCAGCGCAGCCTAGAACAGGCACAAATCTAGCACAGGCCGCACAAAACCGGGACAAAATCCCGCACACCAGCGGCCCCGCGATGCGGGTCTGCCCGCACCCCTTTGGGATGCAGTCAGCGCGGCGCCGCTACGGGCCGGCAGGGTGACAAAAAACCACGTTATTCGGATTTCTTGGTTGATAAAAAATATTTTATTTTATACGCATAAAATTCTTGCAATCTAATTTTGTGCGTATATAATTCACCGCATGGAAGGCAACAACGCCAACCAACCGCACCTCGGGGAATCAGGGGTAGGAGAAACAAAATGACCAAGTTCTACATCGGCGGCGGTTCTGACGATTGCTGGATGAAGACCAACGCCAAGACCCTGAACGGCGCCAAGGCAATTGCCAGCAAGACATACCAGCAAGCCGTTGGCCTAAAAATCGAAGTTGCGGAAGCGGAAGACCATGGCGAAGACGGCATCCGCTATATTCCGGTAGCTGTTAAGTACGGCTACGACAACTGGCAGCAGGCTTAATCATGAGCGGCCACCTAAACCGTGGCCGCATTGTCGTTGATACAAACGGCAATTGGCGGCTCTACACAAACTCAATCCCTGCGGGCTGTACGGTGCTCGGCACCGTGACGCAAGATGGGGTTGAAACTGGCGCTCTGGTGCGAACCGAAGCAGGCATTTATGCGATGCTCAATGCCCGTGTTTATCGCAGCCTGGAACAGCGAAAGGTTGCTGCTGCGCTAGGTATCGAGCAAACCCCTGTCGGACGCCCGGCAGAGATGCAGGGCGGCAAGAAGGTCAATACCTATCTCGACGCCGAAAGCATCGCTATCGCCACACGCCTGGGCAATGGCAACGTCAGCGAAGGCATTCGCAAAGCACTCAAGCAAGCGGGGGAGTAATGCTCCCTGGCAACCTGTGAGTCAGCAATCGTGCAGACCGATCTCAAGGAGATAAAAAATGAACATCAAACAAGCTCGCAACGAATTCCGCGCCGCCCAGCAACTCGCCGCCGCCGGCAGCACCAGCGAAGGCTACATCCACCAGCACGACATCCCGATCAGCGACATCGACATGCCGCTGCCGACACGGAAAATTTCAGAGAGCCCCTGATGATTTTTTCTTTATACGACTTAATGCAGCCTGCATTGATTTTGCCGCTGCCGACTGGGATAACCTACCAACAGCAAACAGCCGGTGTCTGCTGCAATCAACGCGACGCCGAAGGTGCGCTGATCCCCATCCCCGAGGGTTTTCTGACGAGAGCGCTCACCCAGTTTGCTGAACGCGGAACTTATCTAACGTCTTTTGAGGCGGACGCAATTGACGAATCATGGGGCGAGATCAACACCGAATCTCTTCAATTGCAAATTGACCGCCAAAATGCAGCCGATTCAGAGGAGGCGTGGGTTTATGTCACGGTCAGCATGCCGCCCTACAGCGGGCCGGCAGTTTTGACATGGCAAAACAGCGACTAAACCGCCGAAAGCGTAGGCACCGGCGTAGGCACCTCCAAGGAATGGACCCGACCGCAACAAAAAGTGCAATCGAATCAGAGGGATATTGGTCGGGGCGAGAGGATTTGAACCTCCGACCACCTGCACCCCATGGCGGGATACAAATGAGCGGAATCAATAACTTAAGGAATTTTGCCTGCGCTTTGACGCGAAATTGAGGCCTTGATTCTACAGGCTTTTTTCGGGGTGCCCCGCGATGCGGGTCTGCCCGCACCCCTTCGGGATGCAGTCAGCGCGGCGCCGCTACGGGCCGGCAGGGTGCCGGCCCGTGGTTCAAACAACCATCAAGACCCGTTGCAGGCCCTGATCTGCGCCCGGATCACGTCTTGGGCGTCGCCGAGCTGTCGGGCGACAGCGTCGGCTTCTCGCATGAGGGACAGAAGAAATCCAGCAGCCGCTGGTGAAAGCTCGGCGCGCGGGGCTGCATCACCGCCTCCGGCGGTTCCGGCAGGCGCAGGCGCGGGGCTTCGATCACTGCAGGCGGGGCTGGCGGCAGCGCCGGGGTCGCGCAGCCGGAGAGTGCCAGCGCGCAGAGCAGCCAGATCGGCATCGTGTTGACGTTGAGCATGGGCGGTCTCCCGTTGATTGCGATCGCGGATCTGGCCGAGGGCGGCGGCGTGGGTGTGTTCACGCGCCTGCACTTCGGCCTGCAGCTCGGCCACGCGGGCCAGGGCGGCCTGCAGGGCGGCGTTGTCGCGCTGCGCGTAGGCCGCGGTGGTCTCGGCCTTGCCCCGGGCATACCCGCGCGCGTCGAGCGTGCTGGCGGCCCACCACAGCGCCCCCAGCGCGGCCGCGGCGGCGAGGGCATAGATCGCCCAGGTGGGCGGCAGGAAGCCGCGCTGGTGGATTCTTATGCCCATCGTCACCCCCGGAACTTCGGCGGTCACGCCACACCCCCCTGCTCCCGCAGCTTCGCCGCCAGCGGCGGCTTGGTCGAGGGCACATACACCCGCCGCTCGGACTTCGGCGGGCGGGATTGCAGGTGCACCCACGTGGGGGTCCACTGCGGATCTTCCATCCACAGCCCGATCAGCTCGAGCGCGTCGAGGTTGGCCAGGCACCAGCGCGCCAGGTCGCGGTTGGCGGTGTCGCGCAGGTCGATGCCTTCACCCGTCAGGTGGCGGCTGGTGGCGGCGGCGTTGGCGGTGGCGTCGTTGATGCCCTTCGGCCGCCAGCCGCTGGCCACGCGCTCGATCTCGATGCCGGTCTCGTCGGCAAACCGCCCGAGCAGCGTGTTCACGCGCTCCAACAGCACCTTGGCGTTGGCGATGATGTCGTAGGTCAGCTCGCGGCTGTATTTGACCTCCCGCCCCATCCAGTAATCGGTGAGGGTCAGGCGCGCTTCGGTCATGACGCGGCCCCGGCTTGCGGTTCGCGGCGGCGGCGGTCAAACAGGATCAGCCCCGCCGAGCTGACCAAAAAGCCCAGGTTGCTCAGGTTGAACTGCCCCTGCCCGATCACGATCGCCGCGCCGATGCCCGAACAGGCCAGCACCACATAACTCACGCCGAACCCCAGGAAGCGCCAGTACGCGCAGCCCTCCGGCTGGTGGTGCATGCCGCGGATCACCCGCAGGCAGCGCAGGCCGATCACCAGCACCAGCGCCACCGCCAGCAGCGTCAACAGGTCGGCGAGCGCGCTCATGATTGGCCACCCAGCGTGCTCACGCGGCGCATGGCCACGGGGATGATCCACAGCAGCCCCAGCCCGATCAGCGCCGCCGCAGCCAGGCGGATCGGCTCGGCGGGGATCTTGTCCGCCCACTCGATCGCGCCGTGCAGCGCGGGCGCGGCCAGCGGTGACAAGGCCCCCGCGAAAAAGGTGGACAAGAACAACATCGCCGCCGTGCGCGCCATCGTGCGCAGCGCCGGGTGGTCCGGCGGCAGGTGCATCAGGCTCATGAGCGAGCCCGCCAGCCCGAACAGCAGCGCGTCATACTGCAGCCCGAAGATCGAGCCCGTCAGCGTGATCGTGCCCGCAGCCAGGGCCACACCGCTGGCGGTGGTGGATGCCGGTTCGCTCATCAGCAGTGCCTCCCTTTGGGGTCAAACGGATCGAGCAGGTGCAGGCATACCCACGCCGCGAACGCCTCGCGCCACCCGCTCTCAGTGGCGATCGCGCGCTTCAGTGTGCCCGTGAGCAGCCAGTCGCGCGGCAGCCGCTGCACCGCCAGGCAAAAGTGCAGGTTGAGCACCGCGTCGCACACATAGCCGATGGGCAGGATCACGCCATAGGCCAGCAGCTTCACCGGCCGGCTCATCTCCGCGCGGTTGCCCGCGAGGTTCATCACCGCCAGATACAGCACCCAGGTGCCGAGGATGAAGCCCAGCTCGGCCATCACCAGCCACCACAGCGTCGCCAGCAAATCGTTCACAGCTTCGCCCTTTCCGCCTTGATGGCATCGTCGGCCGCCTTGACGCGCTGATACAGCAGCGTCGCCTTGAAGGCCGGGTTGACCTCACCGAAGCCGAGAAAGAATTCGCGCAGGGCGCGGTGGGTGATGGGGTTGTCGCGTTCGATGCGGTCGATCACACGCAGCGGCGCGGTGCGCTCTGTGGCCTCCGCTTCTGATCTCGCCTGCGCTTCTGCAATTTCTTCCGAAGTCAGCGCGACTGCTCTTTGCTCACCAGTGGCCACATTAAATTCAATCCGCTGCATGACTTTTTTACTCCCAAGAAATGTTCATGGTGCCGGCGTCGAACGTGTCAGTGCCGCCGGCCGTCGTGAGGCGCAGACGGTCAATGGCGCCCCCAAGCGCAAGAACCCCGTTTTGAACGCTGTTAATCGCGGTCCCAAGGTTGAATGAGGACGAGCAAACCCAGGTGTTGCCGTTTATGCGCGTCAGAACAGCAACGCCGCTGCCCACGCTGGCCGCGGAAATGCCGCCGACTTTCAACAGGTAAGCGGATGTGCTGGTTGCAATTGAGGTGGCGTTGGTGCCATCAACATTGGCGCAATACGAGGTGTAGCCGGTAGTAACCACCGAGCCAGAACCGATCTGCAATTGATAGTTGCTTGTTCCGTTGGTGCTGATGCCGTTAAACATTGCGGTGATACGATTGACACTTGACGGTATGCCGGTGAAATCAATCGAGGTGCCGCTGGTTGTGTTTTGCTGAGTGCCAAGGGTAATCGTCGCGGATGAAAACCCGCTCGTCCGAAACAGCGTGCCATTGCACACGACGCGACCCTGCGCCGGGCCGACGATGGCGCGGGTGGTCGCGCCGTCGATGGTCTCGCTGCCGTTGGGGTCCAGCGTCAGCGTCGCACCGCTGTCGACGATGACGTCGATCTCCCAGCCATCGCCGAGCGTCGCCGCGGCGTCGAAGGTCTGGGTGTAGCTGCCGGTGGCGATCAGCGTCTTGTTGCGATCGCTGATGTCGAAGATGGTGTTGCTCGAGCGCGAGAGCACCATCGTCTCGTCGATGGTGCCGCGCACGATCCAGGCGCTGTTGGCTGCGTTGCGCTGCTTGCGCGTGTTGGTGGTGGTATCCAGCCACTCCATCAGCGCATAGGTGGTCGAGGGCGCGGTGGCGCCCGACGACAGCGTGGCCAGGGCCTGCAGCGCGCTGTTGACATCCGACCGGAAGCTCGCGCCAGGGGCGTCGGCAAGGACAAAGTCGTTTTGGCTCATGCGGGGCTCCGCTGGGATTTCGGCAGCGGGCAGAAGGCGCCGCCGTAGGGGTTGGCGTCATCGGCCTGCCAGAAGTAGCGGTTCGGCGGCAGGTCGCATTCGGTGATCTGCGGCAGGTGGCGGTCGGTCAGGGCGCCGGCGTCCACCAGCTCGTCGATGCACAAAAAAATGCCCCGCTCATCGAGCAGGGCGGCCTTGATCGTCATGGCAATCTCCGGGTTACGCGGGAATCTTGGCGGCGACGGCGAGCTGCGTCACCACAATGTTGTGCTGGGCGTTGGCGCTCACAAAATCGAGCTTGAACTGCGCGGCGCGGGCGGTGAAATCCGCCACAAAAAACGGCGTCCACGGCCCCCACACCGGCGAGCCGGCGGGGTTGTCGTCTGTGAAGCGGCCGTAGAGGGTGACGTCGCAGCTGTTCACCGCGGCGCCGTCGATCGAGTCCCAGGTGTCGATGTTGTCGAGCCGGTTGTCGATGGTGTCGCCGGTGTCGAAGCTCAGCGCCTGGATGTCGGCCTCGAAGCGGCGCGTGGCCACGGTGCTGAGGTCGAGCGTGCCGGCAAAGGCATAGCTGCCGGTGGCGCTGATGCCCCCGAGGGAATCAATAAACGGCCAGCTGTCGATGCTGGTGACCATGCTGTCAATGGTGGTCACGCCGTCGAGCTTGATGCCGCCGTAGCCCGCATCGAAAGCCACGTTGGTCTTGGCGCCCGCGAAGGCGGTGTGCTCGGTCACGGTGCCCACCGTGCTGAAGCCGGTGACCATGCCCTCGGTGGCGACGTAGCTGGCAAACCCGCTCGACCAGTTGTCGGAGCTGTCCTGAACCTTGAGCATGTAGGTGCCGGTCATCAACGGCACCAGCCCCTGCACATCGCCGCCCGGGAATTGCTCGACGATGATGCCGTCCTCCCAATCCGCCCCCACCAGCAGCGGACTGTGGCGCACCACGGCCTTGCCGTTGATCTGCACATCCAGATCCGGCGAGCGCGACCACTGCGCCAGGCCGAAGCCGGCGGACTTGATCACGCTGAAGCCGGTGGGGGTGGTGGGGGGTGCTGTGAGGCCGACGATCTGGCGCGCGGCGGTCGGCGAATAGGGACTCGAAACCCCCAGCGCACTCAGCGACTTGACTCGAAACTCATAAAGCCCCGGCGCGAGGTCCTCCACCACATCGGTCAGGCCGCGCACCAGCGCCCGCACCGTCCAACCGGCGGCACCCGCCAACCGGTATTCGAGCTGGTGCCCGATGGCCTGGCCATCCCCGGACACATTCCAGGACACCTCAGCGCGCGTTTTCACGCCGGCGCTGCCGCTGGTTTCGTACAGCGACTCGGTCACCACCGGCGCGCCCGGGGCCTGCAGCACAAAGGGGTTGGGCAAGGTGGTGTCCGGCGCCGGATCGACGGCGGTCTCTTCACCGCTTGACCAGTCGAATACCGAGGCGGCGGTTTCCCGCAGCACCAAGTCCACACCCAGATAGGGCGCGCCGTCTTCCCCCGCCTCCACCACAAGCTTGGCCCCAGTCACCTCGAAGGGCTTGGCGGTCCAGCCGAAGTCAGCCAGGGTGAGCAGCACGGTTTCCGGCGGCTGCACTCGGTAGGCCGAGAGTTTGCAGGGCAGCGTCACACTGATCTGCTGACGCACGCGCTCCAGCTCGATCTTCGCGACGCGCTGCGCGGTGCCCGCAGAATCGGTGAACTGCAGATCCATGTCGAGCCAGGCCGGCTCGTCGCCATCCTCGGCGAGGTAGGTGGCGTTGGTCACCGGCGGGAAGTCGGCCGGCTGCCAGCGGTTGTCAGGACTTGCGAAGACGCCCTTGACCCGGTTGAACAGCTCGCGCCGGGAAACCCTCGTCACCGCGCGCACAGGTCCGCGCAGGTCATCATCGGTGAGGGTTACGGTCGGCGTAACCCATGCGCCGGCGTGAATACACCACGCGCCACCGGTGCGCACGATATGCCCGGCCATGGCCACCTTCAGCTTGCCCAGCACGTCGGCGGGCCGCTCGCTGGTGACAAAGGCGCCGTTGCAGGTGTAACGCGGCTCAGTGCCGCCACCGGCGAGGCTGACCGCTTCGTCGCAGACATTCGCGGCCGCAATCAGCAGGTCTTCACGGATCTCGGTCGCGTAGTCCGCGCCAAGGCCTTCGCTGCTGCACAGATAATCAGCCACGCACAGCGCGACGTTGTCAGACCACTGCGTTAACCCGTTGCGCGGGTCATATACCAGCTTGCCCTTGATTTTGCAGCGGATGTTGGGCAGCCCGTTGGGGAACAGATCCGGGTTTTTCAGCAGCCGCACGTACAGATACGCGCGGCCCTGCAGCCGATGCGCCGGCGTCCATTTGTCGCCGGCGGATGCGATCAGCGATGCGGACGCGGCCTGATCCGCGGTGCCGAGATATTTTTCAACATAGACATGCTGGCCGAAGCGGCCGGTGGAGAAGTTGTCACCACCCAGCGGCACCACTTCGTTGTCAACCCAGACTTCGCCGATCTCGTGCACCTGATGGCCTGCGAACTCGATCACCAGGTGCAGGAATTTGCCCACAACGCGCTGGTTGACGGTGGCCCTGTATTCGATCTGGATGCTGCGCCCCACATCCGCCGGATTGAATGTGTAGACCCCGTTTGCCACGGTGTATTCCCCCACCGCCGGGGCCGAGATCACCTGGGTCAGCGCGACAAAGGTCTCATCCTCGCCACTCGGCGACACGGTGCGATATTGCACTTTGATGTGCTCGCGAAACGTCGCCGCGTTGGCCACCGTCACCGTGTCTGCGGCGCGATGATTCTCATAGTAATAATTCGGGTCGCCACCGATGGTGTCGGTGGCGTGCACAAATACCGGCGTGCCGCCGACCAGCGTCTCGCCATAAATCACGCGCGTCGGCGCCACCGGGTTGTTGGCGGTGACCTGCTGGTCGCGCGAGACGTTGCTGAAGTCCGACGCCGACGCCTTGGGCTTCTTGCTGAAAACGGATGAAATCGCAACCGAGATCAGCGTGCGCACCACAAAAGCCACCACCTGCTCGACGGTAATGGCTGCAATTGCGGCGGCAACGGTTGACGGCATTACCCCACCCTCCAAACCCCGCCGCAGGCCCGCAACGGCAGGAAGACCAAACCCTCCGGACGCATGCAGGCCACACGGTGGTCAAGCACCACCGCCAGATGCCGCTCGCCGCCCGAGTCCACCAGCAACGCGATGTCGCCGCGGCGTCCCTGCGCCACCGGCGCCAGCGCACACCCGAAAAACCAGTTTCCCGCCGCCTCGAAGCTGGAGCCGTAGCGCGCCAGCCGCGCCAGCGCCTCGCGCTTGCTGGTGTAGCCGGCAAAGGCCGCCCAGCGGTTCTTACCCGTCAGCGCCTCGATGACGCGGCAGGCCAGGCGGAAGCAGTCGTGCGACCCGAGCACGTACGGCTCGGCGCGTGCGGCCTCGATGACAGCCTGCAGCCGGCGCTCCCAGCCCTCCAGACGACCAGCCGTCACCACACCACCACCTTGTCCTGCAGGCTGGCCACATACTCGCGGCCGCGATCGCCGGGAAAATCAATCTGCTGATCTTCGTGGGTGATGCGGCGCTCACGCGGCCGCTCGAGGTCGATCAGGCGCGATTCGTAGCTGATCGCCACGGTGCAAGTCTCGCCACTGCGCTCGATTTCGGGCACATCGAGGCGGCCTTCATACGCCATGAACGGATCGGCCACAATCGCGCCGGCGGCGGTCAAGGCGCCGATCCAGACGCGCCCCGCCAGGCCCTGGCGCGCCTGACCCAGCGCGGCGCTGATGATCGAGGGGTTGAGGCCCGACAGCGATACCGTGACGCCGGCAGCGCGGATCTCGGTGGTCTCCTCGATCTCGGAAATGCCGAGCAGGTTGCCGGCGCCGACCCAGGACTTGCTGTTCCAGCTGACCGTGCCCACCCCACTCCACAGCCGCAGCGTGCCGCTGGCGAACACCCCTTCGTAAAACAGCACCGGGCGCAGCGCATCGGCCGTAAGTTCGGCCTCGAGGCCGGCGGTCAGATCCCGGCTCACAAGGCCTCCACCGCGGCAAAGCGCAGCCCGTAGATCTGGGCGAGGCCAATGTCCCAGGCGCGCTCATTACTGGCCAGCCGGAACAGCCCCAGCGCGTTGCTGGTGACCACCGGCGCGTTGTCGGCCAGGCTCTCGCGCAGGTTGGGCCAGAGGTCAAGCGTCACCTCGCCGGAGCCGTTGGCGGTGGCGTCATCCAGAACCTTGTGCAGGCGCGTGGACAGCCCGCTGCCGAACTGGATGTAGTCGCCGACCCTGACCGTGGTCGCCACGGTGAGGCCGTCAATCGTCACCGCCGAGGCGCCGGCCGCATGCACACCCTTGACCAGCGGCGTGCCCGCCCAAACACCACGCGCGGCGCCGGACACCGTGTCGCGCAGCAGGAAGGTGCCGAAGCGGCCCTTGAGCTTGAGCAGAAAGGTAATCCACGCCTCTGCGTCGGCGCGCACCATCGGCGGCAGCTCGATGTCGGCCTCCCAGCGCTGGCCGGCGTGCTGCTGGACCTGCGCGCCGAGCGTAAACGGCGACTCGCCGACGGCAACCACATCACGCGCAGTCAGGCGGATGGCGCGGATGCCGGTCGAGGGCAGGCTCAGGGGGTAAGTGATGGCCATGTCAGCGAGCGTCCGCGCGGCGGTTGCGATCGGCACGCACCGCCGCCACCGACGCCGCCTGCAGCTGCGGCGCAAGCGCAAACACGGCATCGCGCACCGCCGCCGGGGTGTTGGCGGCGAAGTTGATGGTCTGGTTGATCACGGTGCCGGCGCCCATGGCACCGTTGGGGATGATGTTGCCGCTGGCGCCGGGCACAAACAGCTCGGGCCCCTGCTCGCCGACAAGGTAGGCTTTGCCGCTGCTGACCGGACCGCCCTGGGCGCGCGCGCCGCCGAACAGGCTTGCAAAGTTGATGTTTCCGATCAACGATGAAATGCCCTTGCCCAGCGGATCGGTGACGGTTTTTTTCAGTACCAGCTGCGCAATGTCCCGCCCGATGCTCCGAATCAGGTTGCCGAAACCCTCCCATTCGCGGATGGCATCAGAGGCGGCCGATTGAAAGATAAGTCCGATTTCGCGCGCCTCGTCGTTGGTCTCGCGGATCCGGTCTTTAAGGCCATCCATCTGCAACGTGGCCTGCTGCATGTCCAGGCTGACCTTGAACTGCAGCTCGGCCGCTTCTTCGCCGCTGAGCAGTCCGCGCAGGCGCAAGTCCTCGATCTCGGCCAGCTGGCGTCGGAATTTGTCGAGCGGATCAAGGATGTCGCGATACGACTGCGCAAGCTGGTTGAGGCGCTCGGCTTCGGCGCGGGTGCGCTCGTCCTGTGCGCGGGTGGTTGCCGCAACGGCGGCGTCGGCTTCCCGCTGCACGCGCGCACTCTCACGCTGCAGATCGACTTCGGCAGCCAGGTTGACCAGCCGGGTGCGCTGGGCCTCATTGACCTTGCCGTAGCGGCCCGCCTGAATCGCAGCCAGCACCTCTTCGGTCCGCGTCAGCTCTTGCGCCTTGCTGACTTCGTCTTCCAGTTGGCGCAGCGCGTTTTCGGCGCGGGTATCGGCCGCGCCACCACCACCACCGCCGACGGACAGGGTCGGCGCGGGGCGGCCTCCAGCCACACCGCCGAAACGCTGGCGCTCGTCGCGCCCGATGCCGGCGCCCAGGGCCAGCGCCTCCTGCCGCTGCTGGAATTTGAGGAACTCCAGCCGGCGCTGTTCAGCGGCGATGGCCTGGTCAATGCCGCGGGTGTCGCTGTTGCTGCGCGCATACCGTTCGCGCGCCGCGGTCAGTTTGTCAAGCTCTTCGCGGGTGGTCTTGATGTTGTCGCCCAGCGTCCGGAACGGGTTAATGGTGCCGAACAGGCGCAGCGATTCGAGAAAGCCGCCGCTGATGCGGTTGCCTTCGAGCAGTTCGTTGACGAAACGGTTGAGCCCGGGCAGCAGCCCGTTGGCGATCTGGATTTTGAGAGCCTCCGCTGATGCGTTGATTCGGGTCAGGTTGTCGTTGAATTCGGCAGCAGCTTTGGCGGTTTGCGTGGAAATGATCAGGCCAAGGCGCTCGGCTTCGGCACGAAAAGCCTCGAAGCCGGCGCGGCCCTGATTAAGCAGCGGTATCAACTCAGCGCCGCTGCGGCCAAACAGGCGCATCGCCAGCGCGGTCTTGCCCGCACCATCCTCGATGCCGGCAAACTGCTCGGCAACATCGAGCAGCAGATCTTCGGTGCTCTTGAGCTGGCCGCTGGAATTGGTAACAGCGATGCCCAGCGCGCGAAACGCTTCGGCGGTCTCGCCGGTGCCACCCTGAGCCTCGGAAGCCGCACGCGCGAGGCGGGCCAGGCTTTGCGACAGGGTGTCGGCGGAAATGCCGGAAAACTTGGCAACAAAGTTGAAAGCGCTCAGGCTTTCAACCGAAACACCAACCTTTTGCGCCAGTTCCTCGAGATTGTCAGCGGCATCAATGCCGGACTTCGCGAATGCCACAAGCCCGCCCAGAGACAAGCCGGTGCCGAGGCCGAGCAGCGCGTTGCGCAGGCCGCTCGCGGTGCCCTCGACCTCCTGCATCGAGCGCTTGATCTCATTGAACGCGCGCTGGGTCGCGTTGACCGCGGTAATCCGGATACGGGATTCGCTGTCAGCCATTGCCGCTCCTGAATTTCAGTTCGCGCGCCAGCTCGCGGCGAAACCGCTCGCCCGCGACACCGCGCAAGGCGCTGATGATCTGACGCTGGGCAAACATGGTCGGCACGCCGATGGTGTAGCGCTCATCAATCGGCAGCCGGGACTTGCCACGGCGCTCATAAACGCCGACGTGGCCGGATTTCATGCGCGCCACAAACACGCGGCGCAGGATGCTGCGGGGATTGCTGCGCACGACCTGCACCGACACGCCGGCGCGGGTTTGCCGCGCGCCGAACTGGATCAGCGGGATCGGCGCGCCGCGCGCGATGACCTGCGCCTCCAGCTCGCCGCGGCGGGCACGGACCAGGCGCAAGTCGTTTTTGATCACCGAGACCTTGAGGTTGTAGCGGTCGCGGATGCGACGGCTGGCCTCCGCGCGCACCGTGGTGGCGGCGCGGTTGAGCGATCGCACTGCCGCCGCCTCGATGACCTTGGCGGCATTGACGCTCAGGCTCAGCGCGGTCTGCCGCAGGTCGCTGCGCACATCAATCACCAGGCTCATGTTCAGGCCTTGTTGGCTTCACGGTGGGCCGCAATGCGGTCGCGGATCAGTTGCAATTGCCACAGCAGCAGGTCAAGGTCGCCAGCCCCCAGCACTTCTGCGGCCATCGGCGCCAGATCGGGCCGCCAGCCTTCGCACCAGCGCCAGGCGTCAAGCGCGACTTCGTTTTCAGGCAGCAGGACCGGCCGGTTTGCTGCCCATTGCTCGCGGGTGATGCCGAAGCGCGCGCCGGACTCGGGGCCGTTGAGGTCATACTCGACGCGCGCAATCAGTTTTTTGCGAGCTGCTCCCGCGCCTTGCGCCGCTCGGCCACAGCGGCCCCGAGCGTCAGCGTCAGCGCATCGGTGATGTCCTGACGGTGTTCGAGTAGCAATGCCAGCGCCTCGGCGGAAAAAGCCAGCGGCTCAGCATCACCTTCGGGCATGAACAGCGCCGCGGTCACCTCTTCCCAGCCGGTGACAGACGACTCGACCAGCGCGCGAAAAGCCCGCGCTTCGAGCAGCCGGCCATCGGCATCGCGATGGCGCTCGAGGGTGACGCGCCAGGCGTGGTCGGTGGGCAGCTGCAGGTAAAACGTGGCGCCGGCGGCCTGGGCCGTGCAGCGGCGGGCCGCCTCGAGGGCGGCCCGCAGATGGGTCATGTCCACGGGATCAGGTCGCGTAGGTGGTCGGACGGCCGAACATGGTGATCTGGAACGGCGTCACCACCTTGTCCTGCGCCTGGCCGGTGGGCAGGCCGGTGAAGCCGATGTAGCCCGTGAAAACGACCTTTTGCGCGTTGGCGAAGGTGATGCGGATGCCCAGCTGCGCCTTCGCATCAGAGGCGGCCTTGAGCGCAGCGAAGCCGGCATCAGCCACATCCCACACGCACGAGCCGCTGAACACGATGGGGCTGGCAGCGCCCGGGATCTGCTTGCGGACGTTGTCGTGGATGGTGGTCACGTCGATCTGGTCGAAATCGCCGCCGGAAACCTGCACATCGGTGACGATCGACAGGGTGGTGCCGAAGGTGATTTCCTGAACGCCGCCCGAGGTGTAGGTGTCGTAGGCGGTCGTGTTTTCACCCTCAAGCTGGAAGGTGTTGGCGACAGTGTCGGCACCGGCCACGCGGAAAATGCGGCCGTCGATCTGGTACATGCCCTGCGCCGCCATCAGCACCCAGTCGCTGTTGGCAAAATTGTCGCTACCGACGTAGGTGGCGACGCCGGGGTTGGCCTTGGTCACGCCCGAGACAGACTGCGACGCGCTGATGGCCGATTGCACTGCGATTTGGACGTTACTCCAGAGCGATACGTTTGGCATGATGCACTCCTTTTGGGGACGATTTAAGACAAGACATCGGGTGCATCCGCCGCGGTATGAAGCCGCGCCAGATACTCGATTTCAATCTGGCCGGCAACTTGCTCGCCGGCCTCGTAGGTCATTTCGCTGCGCTGGTACCAGAGCTGCACGGACCGGCCATCCACGGTGAGCGGGGTGGCCAGCGCGATTTCGACTTCCTTGCCGATCTGGTCGAGGGTGTCTTCAGGCACACTGCCCGCGGCGACCATGCCGTGGATAAACACCCGCACCGCGCGCTCATACAGTGCAGGCGCGTGCACGGTGATGGTTTCGGCGTCGTCACCCCGGCAGCTGATCACCAGCGCCGGCAAGGCGCCGACCTGCAGCGGGTCCACGCGATGCCCGTGCACCCGGGTGGCCGTCGTGGTCAGCCCCGTGAGACGGGTGGCCAGCGCGGCGCGCAGTTGCTTGCGGACGTGGTCGGCCATGTCAGGGCACCTTGACCAGCGGCATCAGCACCAGGGCGCCGTCGTCCTGCGCCTGCAGGTCGGTGATGCGGTAGACGGTGCCGTTGATGGTCAGGGTGTCGGTGGTGCCCGCGCCGGAAAAATCCGCCGCGATCCCGAGCGCCACCGGGGTATTGCCGGAAATCACGTCCAATTGCAGCAGCGCGTTGCGATCAAAAATGACGGGCCGGGTGACGCCGGTGCCGGTGCCGCCGGCCTTGTAAGTGGCGGCCACAGCAAAGCCGGCGCTGACGTCAAAAAACACGGTCAGGTCTTCACTGAAGGCCATGGCGCTCTCGTATAAAAAAACCGGCGACCACCAGGGCCGCCGGGTGTGTTCCCGGGAAGGACCACAAACCGCACTAAGCGGCTTTGCGGAGCCGCCCCTGTTTGCTCAGCCAGTCCACGATCAGCATCGCGATGCGCTCGGGCCGCGCGGCCGCCTGGCAGGCTGCGGCCATGGTCACCTGGTCGCGCCCGCAGAAGTGATACGTCGGCGGGTGGATGCGGTGGCAGGGGTAGCAGGCCAGGTTGACCGGCTCGACCGCGGCGCAGTTGACCCAGTCGCGGGTCAGGTTTTGATGCGAGCTGTGCGACAGCGTGATGACCTTGAGCATGGGCTCGAAGGCGACCGCGTTGGCGATCAGGCTCTCGGTGGCCACCACGGCGTCGGCCAGCAGCGTGTAGGCCAGCGCGGCGCGCACGGGCCACTCCATGCCGACGACGATGCCGTAGGGCTCGACGCCGACGACCTTGTCGTCGCGCAGGTCGCCCAGCACCAGGCTGTAGATGCCCTGCTCGGCCAGCAGCTCCATCAGGCGCTGGCTGTGCGGCCAGTATTTGACCGGGCCGCTGCCGCAGGGGTTGATCACCACCACCGGGCCGTCGAGCATGGCGCGCATGTTTTGCGCCCAGGCGGTTTCGTCGGCCGTCGGGTAAAACTTCTGGTGCCACTCATGCGGCACGTCGGCGTAGTCGTGCACGGCCTGCAGGTAGTTGCCCGCGGCGAGCCGGTCGCGCGTGGCCTTGCCCTGGAAAAACTCGTTGCTGGTTTCGTGGAACAGCATGCGGTTTTCCACCGAGCCCAGCAGGTCCACCCACTTGTGGCCATCGCGCGGGTCGAAGTGCTGCGCCTGGTGGCAGCGCCAGGCGAGGAACTCCGTCTGCGACAGCGCGTTGTCGGGCAGCCCGAACACCTCATCGATGTTCGGGTCGTGCTTGAGCACCTCGGCGCCGTGTTTCGAGGCGTAGAGGGTGACGTGGTAGCCCTGCTGCTTCAGGTGCCAGCACACCGAGCTGGCCCACAGCGCATCGCCATGGCCGCCCACGCGCACCACGCCGGCCCGCTTGCCGGTGACCGGCGGGGTCACCACTTGGCCGATGCCCGGCTTTTCCTTGCGGTAGATCTGCAGGAAGCTGTATTCGCGGCCTTGGTTGCGCTCCTGGTTGACGCGCAGGGTCCAGTCCGGCGCGATCTCGCGCAGGATGGCCTCGATGTCCGCCGGCACGAAGTCGTGCTGGTGGTCGGGGTTGGCGCCAGGCTGCCCGATGTTGGGGTAAAAATCCTTGTGCGGCAGGTAGAGGATCAGGTGGCCGCCCGGGGCCAGCACGCGCCACCATTCGGCCAGCGCGCCACGGGCATCGGGCATGTGCTCGAGGGTGTGGCTGCTGAAAATGCACTCGGTGCTGTTGTCCTTGAACGGCAGCCGGGCGCAGTCCTTGACGATGAAGTCGGGCCTCATCTCGACGCCGAAGAGCCCGGTGTCTTTCAGGTTGTCGATGCCGATCAGGTGCGGGAATACCTTGCTCGGCCCGCAGCCGATGTCGAGGCCGCTCTGGCCGATGTAGGGCAGCACGTCGCGCGCGACCTTGGCCGCTTCGTCGCCCTGCGGATCTTCGAGGCGCCAGACCATCAGCGGCCTCCCTTCGTGGTGCAAGTCGTCATGTGGATCTCCCGGGGTTGAACAACAAAGGCATAAAAAAAGGGCGCCCGAGGGCGCCCTTTTTGGTGCGACGGTCTGCGCCGTCTGTGTCGTCTGCGATCAGTTGCTCAGCAGGTCCTCGATCTTGGCGAAGGCCGCCGGCTGGCGGATCACCATGTCGCTGAACTGGTTGAGCGTGATCTTCACCTGGCCGGTGTCGGCCTTGGTGAACGGGTCGACGATGATGTCCGGCGCGCCGAACAGGCCGACCACGGCCATCGACCAGTCGGACGAGAAGATCGCCGCCGAGCAGATGGTGGTGCTGGTGCCCTTGGTGAGGTTGTTGGGCATGTTGTTGGTGATTTCAGCGCGGTAGCCGTTGAGCGGCTGCGCGCTGTTCTGCCAGATGAACGGCAGGTTGGTGCCCATCTGCGTCTGCTTCAGGCGGCCGCGGGTGCGGGTGTTGATGACGTAGCCCGCGAGGCGGTCCGGCTCGGCGTTGCTGTTGGCGCAGGCGGACTCGAGGTCGACGAAGTGACCCCAGGTCGGCGCGAGACCGTTGGCGCCGGCGGTGGTGCTGCCGATGGTGGTGTAGTTGCGGATGCCGAGGATGTTGGGCGCGGTACCGTTGCCGTTGAACGACTGGTTTTCCAGCTCGACCGCGGCGCTCATCAGCAGGTCGTCGCGGATCATCGACTCCAGCGCCATCGCGGACTGGATCAGCGCCTGCTTCGACACCTCGACGTAGCCGCCGACGCGCTTGGGCGAGAGGGTCGCCTTGGCGGTCAGAGGCTGGGTCTCGGAAGCAGAGCCGATCTCAGTCAAACGGCCGACGGTGGTCGGGGTGGCCTTGCGCGGGATGTCGACGTTGCCGGTGAGGCCCGCCAGCACGGTGGCGCCGAGGCGGCCGACGACCAGGTTGTTGCGCAGGGCATCGATGAAGAGGTCGCCGCGCAGCTCGGTCGGGACCAGGTTGCCGGCTTCAGTGACGGTGCCGACGTTGAAGTCACGCTTCATTGCCTCGTAGGGCAGGAAGAAGCCCTCGGGCGAGCGGCCCCAGAGTTTTTCGAGCGCCTGCGAGCACTCGCGCTCGAAGCCGGCCTTGGCCCAGTCGCCGGTCATGCTGGCGACCAGCGCGCGGCCCAGCGAGTAGCGCTGGATCTCTTTCTTACTCAGGCCGAGATCCATGGCGCTGGTGTCGGTGTGCTGGGTCTGCATTTTCTGCAGGATGACTTCGGTGAACTGCTGCACGCTGCGGCCGTTGCGCAGGGCGTCGGCGATGTCTTCCTGGCCGACATACTTGCCGTACTGTTTGCCCAGGGCGAGGATGGCGTCGCGGCGCGCGACTTCCAGCTCGACCGGGGATTTTTCGAGGGCGGTCGTCATGATGAGGATCTCCGGTTGGGAAGGTTCGGGGTTTTGGTCGGGTGCTGCTGCTGCCTTCGGCGTGTCGGCAGCGCCAGCCGCACGACCCACACCGACTTCCACGTCCGCGGGAATCGCGACCAGCGACGCCTCGAACGGTGCCCACCGCGTGACCACGAAGGTCGGCGGCTTCGAGCCCTTCGCGCGCACGGCCGCCGGGCCGGCGCGATGGAAGTGCTCGCCATGCTGTGCGCGCATTTCGCGCTCGAATTCTTCGCCCGTGAGCTTGCGGATCGTGGTCAGCTCGCCGGATTTGCCGTCAGCCTCGACCTCTTCGATCTCGCGGATCTCGTAACCCACGGAAACCAGGCTGCGGATGCCGTCGGCCACGTCCTGCTCGATTTCCTTGCCGAAGGCGCTGCGGCTGAACTTGGCCTTGCCGCGCAGTTTTTTGTCCTCGTCCAGCCAGGCGGACTTGATCACGCCGGCCTGCTGGTTGGTGTCGTGGTTGATGAGCAGCGGGTGGCGGCCATCGTTGAGGCGGGTTAGGTCCACCGCCTCGGCGCTGTGGCGCAGGATCTCGATGCCGAACCAGCGCTCATAGGGCGCCTCGCTGCTGATCGCCATTTCGATCAGGCCCTGATCGTCTTTGGCGCGGGCTTCGATGGTGTGGGTGCGGTTGATTTGCATGGCAGTCCTTTTGTCAGTGCAACGCGGCGATCAGCGCGGCCTTGCGGCGGCGAATTTGTTCCGGGCCCAGGCTGACGGTCAGCGCGGGCATGCCCAGCGTCGGCGGGCTGGTGTGCAGCGAGCCGGCGAACAGCCGATGCGTGCGCGGCGGCTCGGGCAGCGGTTTCCAGCTCCACGCGCCGCCGGTGTGGATCTCCGGCGGCGGCTCGGGTTGGGCGCCATCCAGCGCCGGCGAGTCCAGCGTCGGCGTGCCGGTGTTGAGCGCAACGGCCAGCAGCGCGTGGATTTGCGCGATGGCCGGGTTGCTGAGGCTCGGCGCGCCGGCGGCCAGGGCCACCGCGGCCAGCACATGCGCCTGCCCGATGGCCGGAGTGTCGAGGGCGGGCGCAGGAAGGCTGAGAGAATCAGCGCTTAAAACAACATGACCCGCCGTCCCGCCAGATTGGAGCAGGGTTAAGAGCATGGTTTAGGCCAGCGACTGCAATACGTTGAGCGTGTTCTGGGTTTCAACAATATCTTTGTCGATTTGGATGACCTGCTCAACATCCCCAATGCGCTCCGCGCTGGTGCGAAGCGAACCGAGGTTGCTGATTTTAGATTGCGCCATCCGTATGAGGTCTGGAATTGTCATCAGATCACCATTTGCCGGAGCAAAACGTTGGACGAGTTGAGGAGTATGTAAACGTAGTAAATGTCTGTCGCGCCATCCTCATAAATTACGTCGAACGCCGTATCCCCTACACCAGCGGTACCCTGCGGATAAAGCATAACGCTCCATGGAAACAACTCACTTCTTGCAAAATCGTAGGCAAACCACCGTCCTGTCGCGTCCTTTTGAATGTAGAGCGTTCCGTTGTGCAGCGCGTATTTTGTCCCGCCAGTGAAGGTCTCGGTGCTTGGTGAGTAGGTGATCGTCGCCCATGTATTTCCTGCGATGTCGTAGCGATGCAGGCCGCTTGTCGCGCCGCCTTGGAACGAGTAAATGAAACGCCCGTTCAAAATCACGCTTTCGTTATTCCAGTCGCTTTCCGGTGCCGAGTGAACCCAATGCCCAGACATTCCTATGTTGGGGGCAGCCGCCCGCGCCGCAACAGGCGTCAGCGTCGCCCATGTGTTAGCCGAGATCGAGTAGCGGTAAAGGGTGACGGCGTTATTACCCATCAGGTAAAGGAAATCATCATTCCCCTCAATGGCATACTGCGATGTCGCATCGGGCGTGGTGGTCCAAGTGGCAACGGTAAGTGTGTCTCCAGTATTGGCCGTGATGGTGCGGATTTGGCCAGCACCAGTTCCGGCAGTGATGCGGACCTGACTATTAATCCATTGCGAGGCAGTCCATGTTTTGCCGGTCTGCGTCAGCGTCGTGGCCGTGGCCGAGGTCGCGGTGCCGGTGG